TTTGTAAAAGATACGGCTTCAACACAAATTATATTTGCGCCTTCTGTATTATTTCAACCACAGAATCACGCACACGTTGATAAATATTATACAACAATTTTTAAATTGTCAAATAATAATTCGCAGGAAGATTCAATGGATTCTGTTATTCGTATTTTAATGGCTAAAAAATTGACTATTGACCACACTTGGCATATAAAGTCAGGGGAAACGGGCGGCGGTTCAAATTTAGCTAATTTAAACGTTTACGGATATGCGGGACATTTGGACGACCCAACAAACCCAACTATTGATTTGAATTTTGGCGCACCAAAGGAATTGCAATTTCCTGCGACAACTTACCCAACAAATAACTTATTTAATACATATCATTTGCCGTACATTTTAGAAATTACGGATATGGAATCAAAACTTTTGACGTGCCGTGCTTACTTAAATACGGTTGACATATATAATTTAGATTTCAGCAAATACATTTGGATAAATGGCGTATTGTTTAGGCTAAACAAAGTTGAATCATACGACCCTTTGGCATACAGAACAACACAAATAAGTTTACTTAAAGTAATAAAAACGAATTAATGGCAGAAGAAATAATTGGTATAAAGGTCACCACAGATGCCGTACAGGCAACCGCAGACGTACAAAAATTAGACAAAGCATTTACCGAAACTGACAATTCGGTTAAAAGTTTAAGAACCCAAATGAGGGAAGCGCAGGCACAGGTTGGCTTAATGGCTGACAAGTTTGGTGCAACTTCAAAAGAAGCAGTTAACGCAGCTAAAAAAGCCGCTGAATTAAAAGACCGAATCGGTGACGCAAAAGCATTGACAGACGCGTTTAACCCTGACGCAAAGTTTAAAGCAGTCGCTTCTTCTTTGGCAGGTGTTGCCGGCGGATTTAGTGCGCTTCAGGGTGCAATGGCATTATTTGGAAATGAGAATAAAGACGTTGAAAAAGCTTTATTAAAGGTAAATGCTGCAATGGCATTGTCGCAAGGTTTACAGGCAGTCGGTGAAAGCGTGGATTCATTTAGACAATTAGGCGCGGTAATTAAAAGTACAACCGTATTTCAGGAATTAAACAATGCTGCAACAAAAACGGCTACATTTGTACAAAAAGCATTTGGCATTGCGACAGTTGAAACAAGTCAGGGATTTAAGGTTTTAAAAGGTGCAATTATTGCAACAGGAATTGGTGCATTGGTTGTCGCTTTGGGTTTAGTAATAAATAACTTTGATGCAATTTCAGATTGGATAAAGAAAAGCCCTTTGGGAAGTTTAGCCAAAGGCGTTGGCGATTTAGTAACACAATTCACAGACTTTATTGGTGTAACAAGTGAAGCAGAACGTAATTTAAACAAATTATCAGTTGCCAATAAGCGTGCAAACGAAGATATTGAAAACAGAATTAAAGTATTAAAAGCGCAAGGCGGTTCAGAAGAAGAAATTTATAAATTAGGACAAAAAAGAGTTGAAAACGAATTAAGCACTTTACGTGAAAGCTTAAAAACAAAAGGTAAATTAACAGAAGAAGAAAATAAACAGTTCAGGGATTTAAAGACTGAACAATTAGTTCTTACGGCTGATTATAATAAAAAGACGGCTGACGCAACTGCAAAGGCGGCTGAAGAAGCTAAAAAGAAACGTGACGAAGCAAATAAGCAAGCCATTGAAGATAAAAAGACGGCTGATAAAATGCTTATTGATTTACAGAATGAAAAGGCATTGGCTGAAATTACTTCTGAAGACGACAAAGCAAAGAAGCAAGCTGAAATAAATTACAATGCACGTATTGCTGAAATTGACGCTTTAAAAGTTGACATAAAAACAAAGAACGAACTTAAAAAAATAACTGAACAAGCTTACCAATTAGAGGTCAAAGAAATTGACGACAAGGTAAAAGAAAAGCGTGCTGAAAATGATAAAAAGTTTGAAGAAGAATTGCAAACGACATTATCAGAAGCACGTATTGCTAAATTCAAAGAAGGTAAGGAAAAAGAAGTTGCTGCATTAGAAGAAGCTTTGATTGCTGACACAAAAAAGATTTTAGAAAATGCAGATTATACAGAAATTCAGAAAAAAGTTCTTATTGCTGCATTAAAAGAAAAACACGGTGCAGAACTTGGCGAAATAGATGCTAAATATGAAAAGGAAGCTGACGACAAAGAAAAAGAACGTTTAAATTCTGTTATAAACAATGAAAATTTATCTTTTAAAGCAAGAAAACAAGGGGTTGACGAAGCGTTAGCACTAAATAAAAAATTATTTGCAGAAGGTAAAATTGACAGTATTGAATATACTAAAACTGAAAAAGAATTATCTGATACAAGAATTGAAATTGGTAAAAAAGAAGCTTCTATGCGTGCAGAAAATGCACAAAAGATTAGTTCTACATTAAAGAACGCTGCAAAGGCTATTGGTGAACATACAGTTGCCGGTAAGGCTGCGGCAATTGCTGCGGTGACTATTGATACTTATATGTCAGCAACGGCGGCATTCAAGTCGTTAGCGGGTATTCCTATTGTCGGCCCGGTTTTAGGTGCGGTTGCTGCGGCTGCGGCAATCGTTGCAGGTTTAAAGAATGTGAAAGCAATCTTAGCCGTTAAAACGCCTAACATACCTGCGGGAAGTTCTGAACCGGGATTTGTTGACATTCCAAGTCCGGGCGCACCTTCAACCGGTGGCGCAATGCCAAGTCTTGGCGGTGGTGGTGGTGCTGCACCAAGTTTAGGTGGTGGCGGTGGTGGTGGCGGAAATGGTGGCGGTGGTGGCAATAATGCAATTCGTGCATACGTTGTTGAAAGCGATATTTCAGGTTCACAAAGACGAGTTCAGCAAATTGAGAACCAAGCAAGATTTGAATAAACGATAAATTAAATAAAATAAACTATTTATGGGTATGAATACAGATTTACCAATATATATGTTGGACATAACTGACGACATTGAAGACGATTCACAGGTTGACTTTATTGCATTGGTTGACCGTCCTGCAATACAAAAGAATTGGAACGCATTTAATAAAACACAGAAATTTGAAATTGTTAATGAAGACCGTCGCATTATTTCAGGCGCTATTATGTTGGCTGATACGCCAATTTTTCGTTCTGACGCTACTTACGGCGACTACTATGTGGCTTTTAGTCGTGATACTATTCTTAAAATTGTCCAAAAGTTTTTCAAAAAAGGATTCCAAAGCAACGTAAACTTAATGCACGATTCAAGTTCACAATTTGAAAACGTTACATTATTTGAAAGCTTTATTTCTGACCCTTCACGTGGCATTATGCCAATGAAAGGATTTGAAGACGCGCCTGTTGGTTCTTGGTTTGGTTCAATGATAGTTGACAACGAAGAAGCTTGGCAAAAGGTAAAGAATGGCGAAATAATGGGTTTTAGTGTTGAAGGGTTATTTAATTACAAACCAAAGGAAGTAAACAAGGTTTCTTCAATGGTTGACGAAATTAAAAAAATATTGTCACAGGTTAAGTGATAAACATTTTATTTTTTAACTATATAATAAAAAAAGTATGAACGCACAGGAAGCGATTTTAAAAATCAAAGCTTTGTTTGAAGAAAACACGGCTGCACCTGTTGAAGAAGTGAAAGCTGAAGAAACACCGATTGTTGAAGAAACAAAGGTTGAAATGGCTGAATATTCTTTAATGGACGGAACTAAGGTTGAAATTTCAGCTTTGGAAATTGGCGGTTCAGTAACAATGCCCGACGGTACACCTGCACCCGCAGGCGAACACCAATTGGCAGACGGAACTGAAATGCAATTAGACGAAAACGGTATTATCATTGAACTTTCTTCAAAAGAAGAAGACGTTACAAGCGAAGAAGAAGCTGCACCTGCACCTGAAGATATGGGTAAGGAAGCAGACAAAAAAATGCAAGAAATGACCGAAGCATTTGAAGCACAAATTGCTGAAATAAAAGCAGCAAAAGAAGTTTCAGACGCAAAGGTTTTGGATTTGGAAAATAAGGTTAAGCAAGGATTTGCACAGGTAGCTGAATTAATTGAAGCACTTTCAAGTACACCAAGCGCAGACCCAATTTCAAAGCCAAATTCTTTTAATTCATTTATAAAAACAAATGATATTAAAGAACAAAGATTGGAAAAATATAGAAACGCAATTTTAAACACTAAAAATTAATAACAATGGCATTTGATGTATCAGCATTAGCCGCATATACTGAACAAAACGCAGCACAATTAGTGACGTCTTCAGTATTGGGCGCAAAGACTGCAAACTTGATTAAGAGTGCAGGAAATGTTATGGTTGGCGTAAAAAGCGCTGAAACTATTAACATTATGGACACAGACGCAATATTTCAAGCAGGCGGAAGCTGCGGATTTACTGCTTCAGGTTCAACAACTTTCACACAAAGAACTGTGACTGTTGGAAAAATTAAAGTAAACGAAGCACTTTGTCCAAAAGACTTAGAAGCTAAGTATTTACAAAAAGCATTGCCTACGGGTTCAATGTACGATTCAGTACCTTTTGAGCAAGAATTTGCTGATAAAAAAGCAAAAACAATTGCTGCACAATTAGAAACTGCAATTTGGCAAGGTGACACCGCAAGTGTTAACGTAAATTTAAACAAATTTGACGGTTTAGTTAAATTAGTTGGTGCTGCTTCAGGTGTTGTTGCTGCAAATGCTTCTACTTTTATTAGTGGTGCGCCTTTGAGTTCAATTACTGCTGCAAACGTTATTGAAATTTTTGACGGTGTTTATGCTGCTATTCCTGCGAAAGTTGTAGCTGCTGACGATATGACCATTTTCTGTGGTCAAGATTTGTTCAGAACTTACACTATTGCTTTAAAGAACGCAAACAGTTTCCATTATTCAGTTGACGCGAAGGCAGACGGTGAGTTTGTTTTACCGGGTACAATGATTAAGGTTGTTTCTGTTGGCGGATTGAATGGCACAAACAAAATTTACGCTGCACGTTTAAGTAACTTGTTTATCGGTACAGACTTATTGAACGAAGAAGAAAAGTTTGAAATTTTCTACGCAAAAGAAGCTGACCAAGTACGTTTTGTATCTGAATTCAAAATGGGCGTGAATATTGCATTCCCTGATGAAACAGTGAAATTCATATTAGCATAATATTCGGGGGGTGAAATATCCCCCCTTTTTTTAAAAAATTAAATTATTCAAAATGGCGTGTGCATTAACACA